AGGGAGTACCCAAATGAAAATTACTATGACCAAATCATCAATCGGTATTACTAGAGAAGATGGTGCTGAAACAGCAACTTACGAAAATGGTAAAGAATATAAATCACAAGGTAAGTGGCAAGACGAAATTTTTAAAGGCTTCATAGACATGGGAATGGCACATGAAGTTGGAGGCAACGCACCAGTTAAAGAAACAAAAGCTGTACGTGCTAGGACTGCATCTGGGAAACTTAAAGCAGACGACCCAATAACAACTGATTACAATGAAGCATGGGTAGGTGGTAAATCACCAGCAAAGGCTAAAAAGAAAGCTGAATAATGGCAAGAAGTATACCATCAGGCATAGCGACTGCTATTACCAATGCATCTACTAGGCCATTTTATGCTGTTGATTTATTATTTGATGCACCAAATCAAATGTATTTGCACACTGGGATAGGAAATAAAACCATTTCAGGCGTTACATATCAAGGTCTTGGCGATTTATTGCAAATTAGTTCCATAGATGAAAAAAATGATTTAACAGCGTCTGGGGCAAGCTTAAAGCTCAATGGTTTAAATTCTACTATATTAATTAGAGCATTAGCAGAACCATATCAAAATAGAATTTGTAATATTTACTATGGTGAAGAAGGTAACAATAATCTTATTTTTCTTTTTACTGGATTAATGGATATTATGACATTCAATGATAATGGAGAGCAAAGTGTTGTTGAGTTAAAAGTAGAAAGCCATTTGAAAAGATTGAAAAGAAAAGCTGTTTTAAAATATACAAATGAAAGTCAAAGATCAAGATACCCGACTGACACTGGAATGTCATATATTACTGGACTACAAGAACAAAGGCTTGAATTTGGCAAAGGATATGAGCCACCAGATTAAACCCTAGAAGGGGAAACATGGAATATCAGCAAGAATTTTACCATCAGGTAAAGAAAGAACTACCTAAATTAATTTCATTGCATTGGGAAGAAATAGCACTCAATCAAGATGTAATAAAGCTTGACCCAGATTGGGAAGCTTATGAAAAAATGGAGCAAGACGACAAGTTAAGAATATTTACATCAAGGGAAGATGGTTATTTAGTAGGATATTTTATAGTGATTTTAAATAGAAGCTTGCACTATAAAGAGCATATACATGCAATGAATGATATTATTTTTTTACATCCAAAGCATAGAAAAGGTTTTATGGGAATAAAATTAATAAAATTTGCAGAAAAATGTTTAAAGGATGATGGTATTAGTTTTTTAATTATAAATTCAAAAATACATAAACCATTTGATGCTATTCTAAACAGAATGGGTTATAGTCACATAGAAAATGTTTTCACAAAGAGGTTTTTGTAATGGGTTTTACAGCGGCGGCAATTGGTGGAGCTTTAGGTTTTACTGGTACTACGGCAGTAATCGTTGGTGGTGCTGTTATAGTAGCAACTACAGTTGCACTTACCGCTTCAATGATGCCAGAAATGCCAGAATTAGACGATGGTGCTTTAGGTAGCAATGGCGCTATGGTCAATGCGGTTACTCCTAGCGGATTTCATGAAGTTGTATATGGGGAAGTAAGAAAAGGTGGAGTGGTTACATTTCAAGAAGTAACAAACAGTAACCAATTTTTTCATCAAGTAGTTATCATAGCGGCACATGAAGTAGAGTCTTTAGGTGATATATACTTAAATGGAGAGCTTTCACCCATAAATAGTTCTGGAATGGTTACTGGAGGTACATACGCAAATAAGGTTTGGATTTATAAGCATCTTGGAGATCAAACTACAGCTGATAGTGGTCTTGTTTCAGCAACAAGCGTAGATAGTAACTTTAAAAATCAAGGATTAGCTTACATTTACATGAAGTGTGAATACGACCCTGATGTTTTTACAACTGGCGTACCTGTAGTTACTTGCTTGGTAAAAGGCAAAAAAGTTTACAACCCATCAACTGATACAACAGTATGGTCTGATAATGCCGCTTTATGTATTAGAGACTATATGACTTCTGAGTATGGATTTGATGTTCCATCTGCAAGCATGGACGACACAACATTCATAGCCGCTTTTAATGCTTGTGATAATTCATTGGGTAGTGGTGGTTTAAATAAAATGACTTGCAATGGCTCATTAAGCTGTAAGCATGAATATGAAAAAAATATAGCAAAATTATTAACAAGTTGTCAGGGCGTAATTTATTGGTCTCAAGGATATTGGAAGCTCAAAGTAGGCGTTTACTACACACCATCTGTAACTTTAACGGAAAGCAATTTAAGAAGCCAAATTTCAGTACAAACAAAATCCAGCACATCACAGCAATTTAATAAAGTACAAGGCCAGTTTGCAGATAGAGAACAGAATTTTATATTAGGTGATTATCCAATGATTTCATCTAGTACATTTATTACAGAAGATGGTGGTTCAGTCTATGAAAGCACAATGGATTTAGATTTACCATTAACAACCAACCCTGCGTTAGCTCAAAGGCTTGCTAAATTAGCATTGCACAGATCAAGAGAACAAATAATTGTGAGTGCTGAATTTGATTTAACAGCGATGGCTGTAGAAATAGGTGATACTGTAAACTTAACAGTAGAAAGATATGGTTGGTCTTCAAAGAAATTTGAAGTAATTGCATGGACTTTTAACGGAAATGAAAAAGGTTCTACAATAGGATTAAGTTTAAAAGAAACATCATCTGCGGCCTATTCATGGAATAATGAAGAAACAACAATAATTTCTAATGATACAACATTAACACAAATTAGAGATGGATTAACTATTAGCAATTTTACAGCCGTAAATAGCAAGTCAATACAGACGGATGGTACTGCAATTGCAGAATTTAGTTTAGCATGGACTTCAGCATCAAATGCAATGGTTGATTTTTATGAGGTAGAATGGAAACCAACTACTGATAGTGGTTATGCAGTAGCTAGAACATCCGATAATACATTTAAAATTTCACCAGTTAGAAATATTGAGTATAATGTTCGGGTTAGAGCTGTAACAGTAAATGGTAATAGGGGTGCATATTCAAGCACAACTGCTACAGGAGGCGGCGATACAACAGCACCAGCAGTTGCTACAGGATTAAGTGCAACAGGCGGCACTGGTGTTATTACAATTCAATGGACTAATCCAGCAGACGCAGACCTAAGATACGTTGACATATATGAAGGCTCAACAAATAGCAGTGGTTCATCTGCAAAGGTTGGTTCTTCATCAGGCTCAAATTTTGTTAGGCCAAATCTTGGTAGTGAAGTTACAAAGTATTATTGGCTAAAATCTGTAGATATGTCAGGCAATGTTAGTGGATTTTCAGCAAGTACCAATGCAACTACAAATGAAGAAGTAGCTATAAAAGGTGGTGGTGTGTATCGCGCTGAATTAAATACTGGAGATACAATTGATTATACAGTTACAGTCGTAGCAGGGCAGTTTTATTTAGATGGCGTACAATCCCCAGCAATTGAATTGTTACAAGGCTATAAATATAAATTTGACCAATCACATAGTAGTAATTCAAATCACCCAATAAATTTTTCAACAACAAGTGATGGTACACATGGCGGAGGTGGTCAATATTACCCTAATGCTCCCTCAGACGGAGTTGATAGCACAGGAACAGCTGGTTCATCTGGAGCATTTACTACTATAACATTAGGTAGTTCAGACCCAAATTTACATTATTATTGCGAAAATCATAGCGGAATGGGCGATAGTGCTAGTACACCAACAGGAAAAACTACTAAAGTTTTAAATAAATTATTTAAACATGCATATGGCGATGTAACAATTGAGCCAGCACAAACAGACAGATTACTTATAAACGACAGTATTTTCTTAAATGAAGATGTAGCTTATATTTTTAATGGTGTTGGATGGGATGCTCAAACGCAATTTATTGATGGTAATTTCTTAGCAACTGGAACTATTACAGGTAATAAATTAAGTGCTAATAGCATATCAGCATTAGGGCTAACCCTTGGAACACTTTCTGACAATTCAAGCGGTGAAAGGTTAGAATTAAATGATAGTCATATTAAAGTTTTCGATAGTTCTAATGTATTAAGAGTTAAAATTGGTGATCTTTCTTAATTATTAATCGCTTTATTGTTTAATTAAAGTTTCTATGGTATGTTTTCCATGCACAGTGCAACTAAAACGGAGGCCTAATCATGGCAACTTTAAACGATAGAGTGTTTGACAACGGATTGTCCGTTTTGGACACAGAAGCAACAGCAATTCATGTTACTTCACAAGAAGCTACATCTTATGCTTCTGCAACTTCAACTCATACTTTAGGTAATTCAACATCACTATCTATTGCCGCACCATCAGATAGATCAGGTGGCGGTAGAAAAGTTGTTGTAGCCGCAATTTCAGATGGTTCTATTACAGGAACTGGAACTGCAACACATTATGCAATTGTTGATGTATCAAATACAAGATTATTAGCAACTGCGGCTTTGACTGCTTCACAGTCAGTAACAAGCGGTAATACATTTACACTTGCTTCATTTGATATTGGTATACCAGACCCTGCGTAACATACTGATAAATAATTAAAATTTTGGAGGCTTTAAATGGCAAAAGTGTTAGTA